CCTCTACTCTAGAACTAGATTCTTCTCTTTTGGATTTAGCTTGGGAAAGCCTTGATGTTACTTCAGCTGCATATCCGTTAACAATATTAATTTTACTTTGTATTTCATTAGCATAACCATTAGCGGCTGAAATATACCCATTAGCAACACCGACTTGAGAAGCTACATGACCAGTTCTGGCTGATACTTCTTGAGCGTATCCTTGAGCTTCAGATAAGGAAGCTTTAGCTTCGCTAATATAATTAGAACCAGCATTTGCATATCCTTGAGCTGTAGATATATACCCACTAGCTAATTCTATATCTTCATTATCAACTTGAGCGTTCGCCAAATCAACCTCAGGATTAACCAAATCAAATTCAGCATTCGCTAATGCAACAGCAGTATTAACTCTACCAAGAGCCGTGGTAATGGCTGCTACTGCGGTATCTACACCACTATCAACATTGGTTACGGTCTCAGCTAATTCAGCCACAGCAGAGTCTACTTGCGTATTAATTAAATCACATACGGCTTGAGTTTCGTCTAATTCAGTAATAAATTTACCAAGAGCAGTATTTACAGCTCCTTCACTATCTGCTTCTCCTAAATCTAATAAGGCGTCACATTTATCAAACTCCACATTTGCCAATGCGACCGCTGTGTTTATACGACCTGCCGCAGTAACAATAGCTGCAGTAGCTGTATCAATATTATCATCAACCAAAGTCACAACTTCGCCTAATTCTGCTGTAGCCTTGTCAAGTTCTGCATTATCTAGTGCTCCTTCTGTAGCCATTTTATCCACTTCAATATTAGCTAAACCTATTTCTGTTAATGCGCTATCTGCTGAAGAATTAATAAGAGCTACCTCTGTATGAACATTATCTGCAATTGATTGCAATTCATCAAGTTCAGTATTCATAGCTGTCATAGCTGTAGTTATATCGGAATTAGACGTTTTATTACCCAATACGTTTTGTAATGATTTTATAGAAGCATAAATAGGTACGAGGTATTCAGCCTCATCTGGAAACACATTTATAGAAGAATCACCATAAGCAACTGCTGGATATTGTACCTCTGAATATGTAGCAGAGCCACCAACTGGGAGAACATCGAGACTGTTGTTTTCTATATAAAACACAGGGTCTGTAATTGTAGCATAATTCATATCATCAGAGTCGCTATACCTCCCCTTATTAATAGGGCTAATTGGTCTACAAGGTTGATTGATATCACCATCACTTCTAAAGACGTGAAGAACTTTTCCTGTATTCAACGTACTTGCAGAGCCAGAGGTGAAACTTACAGACGATGAACATAGAGGTAAAAGATTCTCTGGTAATATATTTATTATTTCTTTAGCGCCATCTGTAAGAAACTGAGTTAATTCAGTTTGCGTAGGAGCACTACTTCCATCTATTGAAAGACTTGTTAGACCTTCTACCTGTGCTTCAAAAGTAGCCATTAAGTACTCGCTACAAAAACTTCTACTTGACCACTATTAGACCCGGGGTCTACTATAATACTTTCCAAGTCAGTTAAAGCTGTTACAATAGTAGCAGAATCATCATCTGCATGAGCGGATTCATCTGGAGCCCCCATTAAAAAACTTCTACCAGCTTCAAGTAAATGTGTTATTGATAAATCTGCGGCAGAATTATCCTCACCTGAATCTAACTGTAATGAAACATTAACAGAATTAGAACTATCTAAATTTGTTATACGAATATATTTTACGTTTTGCAAATCTAATGCACTATCAGCTGAGGCTGTAGTAGATTTAAATACTAAAACAGTAGCATCATCATCTGACGCAATGGTAACTATTTTCTTTGTTATATTAACAATACTCGATATTTCAAATGTACGCTTAGAACCATAATCTTGATTGTCGAGTATAATATCTTCTTGTATTTTAACTTTTAATTTTCCAGCCATTATCTTTTCCTAGAATTTTTCTTTTTCTTAGCATAAGAGACTTTCTTACCTTTTTTCTTGGCATAAGCCTTGGCTTTCTTTTTACCAGCCTTGGTATATGCAAAATGTTTTTTACCAACTTTAGGCATGTCTATACTCCTTTAGTTTATCTTTCCAAAACTTTTGATTGCGTTCAGTTCTATCTTGTTTAATTTCTTTTATACTATCTTCCATACTAACATGAGAAAATTCTACGTCTGTTCTCTTACCTACTTCACTCATCATATATAGATTAGTAGTAAACTTAGACATTGATGATTTTTTACCACATGCTCTGCAATAAAACCAATGCTCAGGATTAGGACTCGAGCAATTAACGCAATTATTATCCATAATAAGCAATCACAGAACCACTATCCAACTCTATTGAAGTAAAGTCTCCATATATAGTTGCACCTGCCGGTATTTTAAAGGTTGCTGGTATTGTACCAGATAACCATGTAACATCACATTCTGACGTATCTACTACAGATGCTTCTAAGCCTGTTATTGCTACAAATGGTCCTGATACTGCATCAGTACCATCTATTATAACAGCACCAGCTTGCCCTAACTGAAGATTATTAGCTTCTGCTGCCGTATAATTATTTACAGACTTTATTCCACGTGCCATATTTACCTCCTACTATAAAAGCTTATCGCTCATAAGTAAACTTATTTATTGTTAAAAATCTTCTAGAGATTCGGGGTATATCCTTTATCGACATACCCCACAGTTCTCTAAAACTGTTAACCCTTATTTATTCAGATTATGAAGTGGTGACAGCATCATCAATTCCAGATAGACAGATTGCATTCCACTCACCGCTGTAATAAACCATCTTTATCCAATCTCCTTTTTGAGCACTTGTCCCAATAACGATATTAGATACTTGAGTTCCCACGGTTGAGTTAGAAGCATTTCCGCCAGCATCTTTCATGACAAGACTGATAATAGCACTACCTGCTGCGAGTGTAATCGCTGCAGTTGGAGTTTCTTCTTCTACACAAAACTCATATTCCATACCATCAATACCATTAGATGCTGTGGGTAATGTAATTGAAAAAGCTCCAGCGGCTGAGGAAAGCATAAAAACTTTGCCAGAATCAGCTTGAGCTAATGTTCTAGCAACTTTTATTTCTTCAACTTTTCTCAGAAATCCGTCAGTTTGTCCACTATTTTCTTCAAGATACGCACTTCTCATTTTCTACTCCAAGTTATACAGCATGTGTGTTTCTGGAAGCGTTACTTCAAGACCTGCTTCTGTAAGAATCATATCTTTCCGTAAATCCTCGTCACCATCCTGTACGTTGGTGATAACATGTGTATCACGATTAACGCCATTTCCTACTAATGGGCGATAAGCAACATGGTCTAAGTCGACCAAAGCTAAATACCCTTTAGAGAAACCTCGAAACATAGGTTCTTTAACCATAGACATACTTCCATTAACTGTATCCACTCTCATTAATGCATGTCCAAACGCTCCCTTGATATTTTGCATATCAATATAATAAGCATCTGTACCAGTGGCATTAAGACCAAGATTACCAGCATGAAAACCTGCCAATTTGTTAAAGAACGTAATTACGGACAGTCCTGCTAGTCCAAGCTTCGATTTTGCTCCGCCCCTTGCAGGGTCAAAAACAACTTCAAAGTCAGATAGTAAGCGGTCATACGTCATTTCTGATGTAGCTGCACTACGAAAATATGGTGCACCTGAGCTATATGATAGAGCACTATCATCAACAACAGCTGTTCCATTCTTTACTACGTGTCCAACTATACCTTCGGTATATAAAATACCGCTTTGACTTGCACGCTGTCCAAACAGCATTGCCCGTTCTATGTCAACCTTATGCTCTCTCAGCTTTAGATTCCAAATGCGCGCCCATTCATCAGCATAACCACGATAAACCGTAGCACGAGCTGTATTGCTCATTTCTGCCGCTGTTTTGAAGATTTGAGTATAACCGTAGTCATTATCAATTTCTTCTGACCAAACATCAGGTGAGCCAGTACCTTCAGCAAATGAAGTACCTACAACCTGACATATCGCATTATCAGCGCCAGTTTCAGCTCCATCAATAGCAGAAATAGTTCTACCAGTAAAAGAGGTATCACTTCCATTATCAACAGGACTGCTTTCAACGCGAACAATAATAGTCTCAGGTGCGTTTGATTCTTTATAATCAACAGCAAAAACCATACCCTTAACTAGCCAATCAACACTTGCACCGCCCGATGTATCAACCGTATATGTAAGCGTGCTACCAGCAGCAGGTATAGAATGACTTGCTTTCAATAAGAAACTTCTATCACTCCAAGATACCTTTGTTCTATCTTCTAGGAATCTAAATTGAGGGTCACTAGTCGGCACTTTTGCTACTTTTGACAAATATACAAAAAATGGTGACTCATCCGGAGCTAGGTCAGCGACTCTATCACTAAAGTCGTATAACCTACGTGTACTTAGACTCGCAGAGTCAACAGTAGCTGTTCCAGGGTCAGCATATTGCAATTGTCCTTGATTAATTGCCATAACTAATCTCCTTAGTTAGATTATTTTTACAAAGTTGTGCTTCTATCAGCTGATAAGATATTACCCCACATCTTATCTTTTTCTGACTTAGGAGCACTCTCCTTACCTCCTTGTAAAACACCTGCGGTACGTGGTTGTTCTTTAGCATTCTTTACTGCTCTAATAGAATCAGTGACTCGCGTACGCTTACCTGACTGTTCACGCCAAACATTAACAAGAGTATCTAATGAAAGACTATCTGCCGGTTTAGTTGCGAACTGCATGAAATCGACTATCTCACCTTCAGGCATTCTGTACACATTTCTTAATTCATTAACAGTATTATTAACAAGCATCTGTTCATTAATACTATTCATTTGCTCACTAACAGCTTGTTGAACAACGCCACGCTCCTGATTCATACGATGTTTGTACGAAGGAGATTCTGGCTTGTAATAGGCATCCCAAGGATTAAACTCTTCCTCAGGAAGCGATGATTCGTTACTATTGCGTCCGACACTACTATTTTGGTTATTGTTTGAGAGACTTCGCTCCGCCATTTTTAGCATAGCTTCTTCCATCCTTTGCTTATCAGAAACAGTCTTATCATACATAGACTGAAACTTCTTAGCTTCACCTTCCCAATCTATATGAGAAGCGGTACTCTCAACATTACCCTGAGGCACATCTTCAAATCCTTGACTTTCATTTTGATATGCATCAGTTTCGTAGTTAGTTGTATCAGTTTCGGAATAGTCAACATCCACACCGCTACTATCAGAATAGTCTTCGACATATTCCATAGATTGTGCTTCAGCATTGTTATTGTCCATTTTACTTTCCTTCCGCGATGTCTAGCGTGCTATTCAGGAGAACCTGTTTCTTCTATGCTTTTGAATAATCCACGAGATTGCTCAGCAGCTAACTTCACCGCATTTTGAAGCCTTCCGGCTTCTACTTTACTATTTGCTTTAGCGTCCGACTCTACACCTGCAAGTTTAGATTTAAACTTTTCAACCTCAACTCGTTTTCTGTCAGATACGGACTCCCTTCTTGCCGTTTGCAGGTCACCCTGCAAGTCTTTTACTTGCCCATTTAATTGTTCTACCATACCTCTCAATTGAGATATTTCGCTCATACGTTTTATAACACCCTCCTTATCGAATATTTCAGGGTTTTTCTTTAAAACTTCAGTTTTATCTATAATACCTAACTGAAATGCTTCAAGATAAACGCCATATTCAGCCCACTTACTAGTAGGCAATGTAGAACCAGGCTGTATACTAATATCATGTTGTCCAATATTATACTTTTCTTTAGCTATATCTATAATAGCTCCTGTGATATCATCGTAAACATTTACCATAACCTCTGTCTGGTTATTATTGGCTCCCGCCAATCTAAAAATTTTATTATAACTATAATGGCTCTTTGAAAGCCCATACATTACTTTACCTAATCTAGTAATAGCAAATTCTATATCTCTTAACTTTGATTTAGGTCTTTCTTGACCTAAAGATACCATTTTTTCAGTTCCCCTAACTGTTTCAGGTGCTTTATCTGCAAATCCGTGCATTAACTCCGGTAATCCGAAAGTAAAATCTATATAAAACTCAGCACTTTGAATTAATCTATAAAACTCAGAAGCTAGTGGCGTAGGAGCAGGATAATGAGGCTCACCTTGAGAACTATCTACTTCTATTACAGCGTTAGGGTTAGCCCAATCCATCTCTAACTGGCTTAAATCTTCAACACTGCCAAGCGGAACTAATAGTTTTAATCCTGCGGAAGCTTGAGCATGAGACAATGCTAAAGACCAAAGTTTATTTAAAAGCCTCTGC